GTCGTCGCCTTCTCCGTTATTTTTAATAGGACAACAACTATGTACATCACCTTCAGGACAAGAAGATTTACATTTTTTACAGAATAACCTACCAAATAAACATCCCCATTTTAATTGTATTTGTAATGAGAATTCTGCCTGATTATCTCCACAATCTGGTGGTGTGTTTCCGTCTGAATTATTACACCTACATTTGTTACAATTTTTACCATTTCTATAACAAGGTCCACATGCACTATAGGCTGCACATGTATCTGCGTATGCTTGACTACATATACCGCAACCTGTACCTATTCTAAAACAATACTCTAAATCTATTTTTAACCCCAAAGGTAATTTGACTTGACATATTGCAGTAATTAAACCATTAATAACGTTAATAATACCATTTAAAAACCCAACAATATTACCAAATAAAGTAAGTAAAAAACATATTATTGTATATAATGGATTAATATTGGTGTCAAATCTATTGGTTGGGTATTTATTAACCCCTTCCGCATTTATTATATCTTTAATACCAATAAAACCTCTCGCCTCATCGGTAAAAGATTTTTGCATCCTACCAATATATTGTTTAACAGTATAAACTTTCTTCCACCTAAAAGTATAAAATTCTTCTAAATAGTTATATTGATTTCTTAAATCATTTTCATAATCAGTACCAGTTGTTATGGTAGATAACTGTTCATTTTTAGTGAACAATGTAGTATTTTCTAAATCTTTTGGTGAAAATTCATCAAATACAAAATTATTATTCGTATTCGGTACTAAAAATTTCGCCCGTTGTCTAAGTCTTTTATCGTTAGAAGTCGCATCCATAGATATCCTAAACCTAAAGTCCGCTTCTGTTGCAACACCTTTAATTCCATCAGGTGATGGTACAAAGTTACCAAATTCATCTGTAACAACTTTCCTAAGATTCATTGGAACTAATACTGACCAGTTACCATTTTCATCTATACTATCTTCTTTAAAATTAAATTTTTCTATGGAACCATCAACAGTTCTTCTTAACGCCTCTATTTTACCTGCACCTGTAATGACTTCGTTCATTTTACCCATCTCCCTAGATGGTTTACAATTTTTATTTAAGGAGTCTTTTTCATCATCTGAAAATATACTACCCATAAAAACTGATGTAGGTATTATCTCAACATTAGGTTCAATATCTAATCTATTAATTCCTAATGCACTACCAATACTTAAACTATCACACCAATAGGGTTCGACTGTCACTGGAATGTTTTCTGAAAAAATTTGCGGTAAACTATCTAAGTTATTAGAAGAGTTGAATTTAAATCTATTTGCAAATAAATCGTCACTATAACCCTTATTAATCAATTCAAAAGGTCGGGAAGATAAAAACCCAATATCACTTACATCCATATCATAGTGTAAGTAATGTTGTCCTACAGGTACACCAAATAAAATATAATCACCCGCCTCATTTGTTGTTGTTGTATACTTATAATACTTTTCATATATTTCTAAAGTAGTTCTATCATCTAATATCTCTCTTTTTTTAGGAAAAGTACCTACAGGTGTGTGATCTAAACTTTGTTGATTTTTAGGTAATAAATTATATCTAATACCATTTTGATTTTTTTGATCAGGAAATGGTTCTGTATAATTATAAATCGCAGATTTAACAGGATCATCTAAATCTCTATCTTCTACAGGTACAAATATAGATACCTTTACATTAGGAACACCGAAACCTCCATTGATGATTACCCTACCCGCTACGACACCATAATCTGCACAGAAATTTTGGTATTCGTCTTTTTGTGAAATCTTTAAACTTAGAATTTCTAAAAAATCATAGTTCTGATTAAGATCAACATTAACCTTTAAATACCCATTACCTTCACCTGGCGTTGTCCTAATTCTATATGATTTAGACATTTAAAAATTACTTTTTTACATCATTATTATTTTCATGTACCTCAATATCGTTAAGTTCTGAATCTTCTTCATAGTCAGTAGTATTTACTAATTCACTATCTTCCTCATAACCCAAATTCTTTTCGAACTGTCGTTTTCTTTTTCTTACTTCTTTATCGTGTCTAAATTTACCATACCTATTTAATAAACCAACAAAAAAGTTTTTAAAACCTTTAGAAACTTTAGGAAGTGATTTAGGTAAGAAAAAGTGTAAAAACATTTGTACTATTAAAACAGATAATACTAAAGGTAATGCTATAATTATAACTAAAAACGCAATTAATTTAAATGCAAAACTACCATTTTCTAACCCATTTTCTTGAATACTTTTAGGTACAAAGTTTATCTCTAACGTTTCATCATCATTTACTTTTTGTTTTTCTTTCTTTTGTTTACATGTACTACATCCCATAACTTTAATTTTTATTATAAAACTAACTCATTTTTTAAAAAAGTAATTATTATGAAGTAGAAATTGTCACTTTAATATCTTTATTAGGGTATTTTATTTCAAACATACCATTAGGTTCCCCAAATAATGTATATCTACCTAAAAGATCAATTTGTCTTGTTTCCTCATCAATGTATGGTTGCGCAACTTCATTTAAAGAATATTTACCATTTTCATTAACTTTGTTAAATACTCGTAAATCTGTAACATTTAATACACCACCAACATTATTAATGTTTTCAACTAACTGAGAAATATAGATATTGTCCCCCATATCCCACCTGTTGATATCGAAATAATTTTTAACACTATTAATTACACCACTAATCACATCTCCTTTAGGTACTGACTTATCCGCAAAAACATCAATTTCAAAACCTAAATTAAATACTTTACCATTTTTAATAGTTACATAATCATTAATCATTCTAAAGTCTGCCAAATATTCTGCTATATTTTGTTTTAATGTTGACGTAGATTGTGTTGTAAGTTTCCCATTCGCATCTAAAGCTAAAATAGAAACATTTATTTTATTTCTTTCTTCCCAAACACCAGTTCTAAATGGTACACCAAATTTACCAGGCATTAGAGGTATTCTACTTTGATAATCTTTTATCGTAACACATCTTTCTTGTGCGGAAAAATTGTATTTTACTAAATTTCTTATTTCTTCTATTGATGGTTCTTCTTTACCCCCTAACGCTGGTATTGGGTTATTAACACTAATACTATTTCTTATAACTCTATTTATATCTTCATCATCTCCATTAACAACAGAACTAATAACACCTAACCCATTAATAGTATTTGGACCTATATTAGTATCTTCACCACCCCCAACTCTATATCTTACATATAATGTATTGTTTGGTGATGGGATTTCACCTAAAGAAAGATTATTAACTATATTCCCAATCCTATCTATTTGTCCTCTACAACCAACAAATTCATTTAATTCTGAAATATCTTCATCTCCAGCCCCAAAAGTTATTTTACAGAAACCATTATCAGTATATTCTTTAATGAATCTTTGTGGTGCGTTTTTCCATTTACCCACTACAATACCTTCATTGTCTGAAACAGTATTTTCATCAACTGTGTATACTTCACCTTGTGCCAATGCTGGTACTTCATACCAATTTAGGTCGAAGTCGTTAAATTCTTCTTCCGTAGGTGTTGTAGTTAAATTTGTACCTTCTTTAGTTATAATATTTTCAATAGACAATACATTATCTTCAGGTAAAATAACCTCTAAAAATGGTTTAAAATCAGGAGCCCCTAAAGTCTTTTTATATATTTTAGTAAATCCATTTAACATTATCTCTCTTTTAGTAAGTGAATAACTTTGGATTATACCATTACCATCAATATTAGGTATGATAAGTCTATTAGGTATCCCACCTGTTGCAAATGGTGATGAGAAGTCACAATCCTCTAACAACTCAAATATTTTACCCGCCCCTGATGCTTGCGAACCTTTTAATATTTTAGGTGCGTAACTTTCATCAAAAGTATCACCCTTTACTGGTATATTAGTAACCGTCCAATCTACTAAAGTAATACTAGGTCTTTTACCTGGAATATTTAAACCAAATGTCCTAGCCAATTCTAATAATGATGATCTCTCTTGTGCATAATTAATCTGAGTTTCATTAAACATTCTATCAGTATGGAAACTTAACATATCACCTACCGCAGCGTTTAATTCTAATAACATCATACCAACAGATGCATCGTTGAAATCTGAAAACGTTTCTGGATAATATTTTTTAATGAACTCTACAAGTTGTTGTCTAACATCTGAGAAATTCCTAGCATTATAATCTATCTTTTTCGCCATACTTTAAAATGTTAATGTTACTGTATCAGAACTTTGGAATGTTCCATCTGTCACAGTATAAGTTAATTCTACAATTATTAATTCTTCAATGTCATCGTCCCTAAAATTAATACTATTAACTATTAAATTAGGTATATATCTAGATATACTATCGTTCAAACTTTTTTTAATATCATCGTGTGTTATACTATCATTAGGTTCAAATATGAACTTTCTCAAATCACTACCAAAATCAGGTAAGTATAATCTATCACCTTTATTAGTTAACAATAAATGTAATAAATCCGCCCTAATTGCGTCTCTATCAGTTTGATTTAGTTCAAAATAAAAACCTTTTTTACTATCTTTAAAAGGGAAATCAATATTTTTATATCTAGTCTTTGCCATTTGTATATAAATATTGTACTATATATTTTTTTAAAAGAAATGGTAAAATAAAAAAAGTCAGAACTAGTCTGACTTTGTTAAATACTTTATAAGGTTTTAAATTTACTTTATTATATTAGTATTCCCTCTTTCGTGTTTTGGATCATAAGGACAATGTAAACATCCATTACCACAACATCTACCTCTTCTTATATGATATGATTCAGTCATAACCATTCTACCATCTTTGTCGTAGTAATAATCAGAAGGAAGGAGTTTGTTTCCAAACTCCCTCACATATAATTGTTGTACCCAATCGTTAGTAGCATTTACTGTCATAACTTAAACTATTTCACAAGCCCCACCTGCACAAGCAACTTCTCCAGATAGGTTAGTATTATCTTGTAATTCGATAACCTTAGTTAAATCAACATTACTTAATGAATTCATCATTGTGTTATATGTTTCTTCATTACAATCTTCAAATGGTGCTTGTTGATAAGTTCCTCCATTATAAGGTAATACAGATAAACCATTATAATGTTCTCTATTATCCCACATCCATTCTCCTGCAAGTTCCCAATCCTCCTCTTTTAAAGAAATTGTTGCAGATACGTTATGTGTGTTTTGTCCACCTCTGTGTCCAAACTTAATCCACTCTTTAGAAACCTTTTTAACCCTCTCTAACAATTCAAAAGGTGACTCATATCTTAAAATAGAACCTTCTGGCGATTTTTGTGGGATAGATATAACCGCAGTATCGTGTGGACGGAAAATCTCGTCCTCAACCAATTCTGGGTGGTTAATAGATAAATAAGTGTAAATTGCCTCATTCTTACCAACTCTGATTCTTCTGATATAATAATCATTATGCCACGCATGAATTCCAGAAGATGTCCCTAAAACTAAAGATGACGTACCAGATGGTTTAACTGTAGTTGTTCTAGCAGCTTTATTAATACCTATCAACTTAGCAACTCTTTCATTTTCTTCTTTAACCGCTTTCGCTGCAGATTTCATATCATAACCTAATACTACACCTGATCCGATACCTGTCATCCCTACACCGATTAATGCGTCTTTTTGTGTAGTTCTTTTCCATACATCTCTAAGATAATGGAAGTCAGTGTAACCCGCTTGTAATGTACCTATAAACGCAGCACCTCTAACTCTTTTTTCAAAGTCTTCTTGTGACTCTATATCTGAAGCATTTACTTCACATAGGTTACAGAACTGATAAGGTCGTAAACCTATCTCACAACAAGGATTAGTACCCCAATCTTTATCATTAGAGAAATAAATTCCTGGTTCACCTGCACCACTTAGTTCAATTCTTTTCCATAAATCTAAGAAAAACTCTTTAGTTACTTTATGTCTTAGTAATACCGCTGAATTGTTTGCTCTACCTCTTTGTGGGTTAAGTTCCCACCACGCACCTGACTTACAAGAAATCATTTCATCGTCATCTGCACTAAATAAACTAATCAACGCCGCTCTACGGATACCACCCGCTAAAACTGCGTCTGCAATATGACATATAATATCGTGTGTCTCAATAGGTGTAAGTTTATTACCATCTGATTTTGCATCTAATACCTTTTTAATATTATGAATACAATCTTTTAGTGGTTGAGGTCCAGGTGCTTTACCACCTGAAGTAACCAACAACGCACCTTTTTGTCTAATATCTGAAAAGTCAAATACTGGTGTAGATGATTTCACTCCGAAATAAGACTCTACTAATACTTTAATTGCATCTGCCCATCCTTCAATAGAATCACCTATTAGATATCTTCTACTCCTATTTGGATTTGGTTTCTTAATGTCTGGTAAAGACTCAACGTGATGTCTCTGTACTGAAAACCCTACACCTGTACCACCTAATAATAAAAACATTGTTTCTGAAAATGCGTCAACATGATCAATAGGTAAATATGCGCAATTATACACTCTGTTAGGAGATATTTCAATAGGTTTACCGCCAAATTGTAATGATCTCATAGAAGGTAATATTTTCTTATCATATACCATTTTATACACCTCTTCAATATCGTCCTTAATGTTTGGATATTTCCTTTGATGCATTTCTTTATTTCTAGTAACTAACTCTTCCCAAGTCTCTCTCCTATTTTCTTTCGGGAGAAATTTTGCGTACTTCATATGTACGGTAATGTCTGATAAAATTTTGTTTGATAACTCCATTTTTTTTAATTTTTTTTCCTTTTTTTAGAGGGTGTCTTTCCCTTTATGATTTATGTGTATAAACCATTCAAAAAATACCCTTTTACTAATTTTAATTATTATTTACTGAACTCCTCTTCTTCGCTATCGTCTCACTAATGAAATCAGACTCTTTCCTTTTCTGTCCTTTTCCATGTTGTAATAGTGATACATCTGTACTTTCACTAGTGTCGATAGTTAACGTACCATTGTCAAATACAATGTCGTCAAAAACAACTCCGTCCCTACCAAATCGAGATTTTAAGATGGCTAATGTTGCTCTCCCCTCTTCTTTTTGATCTAATGTTTTAGCAACTGATAAAATAAAGTGTCCGATTTGTCCTTTCTTAATAGAACCACCCATCATATTCGCTTCTACTAAGTCTGCGCCAATTGCACTTCTGTTACCTTGTACCGCAGTCCACCCAGCAATGTCTAATTCTGATAACATAGTTTCAAATTGTCTCATCACATTTCCTTCGCCACTATACTCATCTTTGAATTGTTTAGTAGGTTGGATACAATCGATGTAATCGACAAATACTATGTCTGGTTTGATACCACTAGAAATTAATTTACGTAGGTATTGTTTGATATGTGGGATAGTAGTACCGTCACTTGACATCTTTTTAAGAATAAGATTACCCTCTAAGTTTTGGAATCTAGGTAGTAGTTCTTTTACTTCTTCCTTTCTTTCTCCCAACTCACTTAGTTCTATCTCAGTAAAACATGTTAAGTGTTTTCTTTGAATAACTTTAACATTATCCTCAAAGAAAATTTGTACTACGTTTTTACCCTCTAAATACGCAGTGTTTGCCATTCTAGTAATTAATGTCGTTTTACCAACACCAAATGCAGCTAGAATAACACCCAACTCACCTT